CACCAAGACCGAGACGCTGCGCGACCCCAACGACTTCGGCGATCTGGTGCGTGGCCTGCAAGTCTACGGCTTCAAGACCACCAAGCCGGAAGCTCTGGCTTACGCCGTCGTCAAGTAAGACGGGCACCCTCGGACGAACTGAAGGAGAACGGAAATGAGTCTCTCGAAAGACTTTCTGGTCGATGAAGCCATTGCAGCCACTGGCTCGACCCAAACCGACGCAGCGCAACTGACTGCGAATGTCAACCTGCCTACCGCCGCTTCTACCGATGGCACCAAGGGGGTGAAGCTGCCCGCTGGCGCTGTCAAAGGCACGATGGTGGCGGTGTTCAACCGCGCCGGCTCGGCGGTCAACCTCAAGGTGTATTCGGCAACTTCGGCCGGTTACATCGACGCCACTGCCGGCTCCACTGCGAATACCATTGCCCAAACCAAAGGCAAAGTGTATTTCTGCATGGGTTCTGATAACTGGCGCACCGTCACCGGCGCGTAACCGGCACGCTGGGGGGCTTCGGCTCCCCAGCCCTTATCAGGGGGTGCAGATGAACATTCACGAGCTGTTGAAGGTGCTTCCCGACGCGCAGTGCAACTTCAGGAAAATCTCGCTGGGCAACAAGGAGATCGGCTTCGCCGAGAGCGGCGAGGTCACGCTGAACGCGGCCGGGCAGGAGCTGTACGCCGCCGCTGTGGCCGCGACAGAGGTGCATACGCGCCGATTTCGCAGAAAGCCAGATGCACAGTCGCACGATCAGGCTGCTGAAGCTGCGGAATAAGGAGAGGTAGATGTCGACACCGGCGTCTGCAGTTCTGAATCGCGTTGTCGATGTGCTGCACGACACCGGCAACATCAGGTGGACCGAACCGGAGCTGTTGCGCTGGCTCTCCGATGGGCAGCGCGAGATAGCCATTCACCACCCCGACGCCTCTGTCTCCAATGTAGCGATACAACTTACCGCCGGCGCGACCAAGCAGACACTGCCCGCCACCGCCGTAAGGCTCGTGGGCATCCTGCGCAACGCCGGTGCGGCAGGCGTTACGCCCGGCCGGGCGATTCGTATCGTCGACAAGAACCTGCTCGATGCGTCCCGTCCGTCGTGGCACAGCGATCAGGCAGAAACCGAGGTGAAGAACTACACGTACGACGCCCGCGACCCGCGTACGTTCTACGTGTACCCCGCGCCGCTTACCGGCTTCTACGTGGAAGCGGTCCTCGCGGTGCCGCCTACTGAGCTGACGGCTACGTCCGACCTCCTGTCCGTGGACGACCTCTACGCGAACCCGCTGGTCGATTACACGCTGTACCGCTGCTTCACCAAGGATGCCGAGTACACCGGCAACAAGGAGCGGGCGATAGCGCATTACCAAGCGTTCGCGGCCAGCATCGGACTGCGGGTATCCACCGACACCACCGAATCGCCGAACACGAACAGCACATTCGTCGCGGGCAACCCCGCGCCGGGTAAAGCTGCTGGAGGGGCGCTGTAATGGCTGCGCTGAGTGCGTTCTACCCATACATCGGCCCATACGCCATCGGCGTGCCCGATCCGACGTTCGAGCGTGCCCTTCTGGACACCGCAGCGAGCTTCTGCAGGGACTCGCTGGTCCTGCAGGAGTCCAAGGACTTGTCCATCGTGGCGAACACGCCTACGATCACGCTGACGGCCTCTACGGGGTTCGTTCCGGTCAAGGTGATGTCCATGCGGATCGGTAGCCAAGACCTGATCCCAGAGCCGCAGGACCGGCTAACGGACTACTACGGGGCAGACTGGCGGGTATCCACCGGCCCGCAGCCACGCTATTTCACGCAGGACTCGGAGACCCTTCTTCGCGTTGTACCCTACCTGCCGGCCGGGGCAGCGACTCAGGCTGCTGTGGCGCAGATCGCCGTGGCCCCCTCCCGGTCAGTCACGACTTTACCCGACGCACTGCTGGACACGTGGATCGACGCGATGGTCGCCGGCACGCTGTCCCGGCTGTACGCCATCCCCAACCAGCCCTTCACCGACAAAGACTCCTCGGTCGTTCAGGCGCGCATCTACAACTACCAGTTGTCGAAGGCGAAGATTGCCGTGACCGAGAGCTTCACCCGCGCTCCACTTGCAGTCCGTCCTGTGCCGGGGTGGTAAATGACCGTACTGGCGTTCAAGACCTTCTCCGGCGTCGCGCCGAAGCTCACGCCTTGGCGTCTGCCGCCGCAGATGGCGCAGATCGCCATGAACGTCGATCTGACCTCGCGTACGCTCCGTCCTTGGAAAGAACCGCTTCCTGTACTTAATCCAGTTCCGCAGGCATCGCTGACAACCATCTACAGGTTCGGTCTCGATCTGGTATCCGACACGCTATATTGGTTTCATTGGACGCGTGACGTAGATGCCGTTCAAGGCCCAGTAATCAACGATCAGAGCGAGCGGACATACTACACCGGCGACGGAGCACCCAAGGTCACGAACAACACCTTGGCTGTAGTCGGAGCATCCGATAACCTGCACTATCCGCTTGACTGGCGTTATCTCGGCGTACCCGCACCGACGCTGAAACCATCGGTGCTGGCATCTGGAGCGACAGGCGGATCGGTGGATTCGCGCACCTACGTTTATACCTACGTGACGGATTGGGGCGAGGAGTCCGCGCCGTCTCCGGCGTCTGACATCATTACGGTCTATTCGGAGCAGACGGTTACTGTGTCTAATTTTTCCGCTCCGGTCAACGACCACAGAAACATCACGGCGATTCGCATATACCGTTCAGTTTCTGCATCGACCACCGATTTCTATTTCGTGAAGGAAGTGTCGATCAGCGTCGTAGCTGCAGTCGACGACACAGGGTCCGCGATTGGTGAACCTTGTAGCACTACCAGCTGGAAGCCGCCGCCAGCCGATATGTTCGGTCTGTGTGCAATGGCGAACGGCATACTTGTTGGGTTTACAAAGAACACCATCCATGTTTCGGAGCAGCAAGTTCCGTATGCGTGGCCGGATGAATACCGGCATACTACAAACTTTCCGATTGTTGGTGGAGTTGCTGTTGGCAATCAGTGTGTTGTGCTTACGACTGGTAATCCGTACCTTCTGTCTGGTGTTTCGTCGGAGACAATGAATGCACAGAAAATACCATTACCGCAAGCGTGTGTGTCGAAGCGATCCATCGTCAATATCGGCAACGGCGTTATCTATGCTTCGCCTGACGGACTTGTGATGATTGACATCGGCGGCGGCGTCGATGTCATAACAAAGGAGTTGCTTAGCCGCGACGAATGGCAAGCGTTGAATCCGGAGTCGATGCACGCTTACTTGTATGATAACAAGTATGTCTGCTTTTACAGCACTGGTCTCGTAGCAGGCGGGTTTGTTTTCGAACCAAGCCAAAGCGACGCCGCATTGTCTTTCATAGACATTTACGCATCCGGCGGTTATACAGACCTGATGCAAGATAGCCTCTACTTGCAGATAGACGATACGATCAAAAAGTGGAACGCAGGAGAATTGTTACTGACGAAGACTTGGCGCTCCGGCATCACTACGCTGCCGAAAGCGGAGAACTTCGGCGCGGCACAGGTGTTCGCGTCTTCGTACCCGGTGGTGTTCTCGCTGTACGGCGACGATTCGGTGACGCCGAAATTCACGACGACGGTCAACAACAAGGAACCGTTCCGCTTGCCGTCAGGATTCTTGGCACGCGAGTACGAGGTCGAATTTTCAGGTGACGGAGAAGTAGTTCAAGCATACGTAGCCACTTCGATGGAAGAACTAAGCAAGGTGTAACCATGCCGATAATCACATACGATCAGTTGATTGCTGCCATCGCTGGTGGACAGAAGCCTTCGCTGCATAAAACAGGCGGCACCGCACTGACCAGTGGGGCAGGATATACAAACGATATGGCGCTTCGCACCGGCTTTCCTACTGCCATGACTGCGCCAAGTGTGGGGCTGAACGGAGAGGTGCTGACGAAAGACACAGCCGGCATGCTTCCGTTTTCGAATGCCGGTGGGTCAGCGCAGAAATACCTTGCCGCCGCGCAGCTCGTCGCTTCGGTGGCAGGATCGGCCTTCTTGTACGACAGGCTGTGGCAAAACAGTGGTATAACGGTAACGACGACTACCTTGCAGTCTTTTTCAGCTCCGGTGCAACTTCCGGCCAGAGACGAAAACGGACAGAACGCAGGGGTTGGTGTAGAAGCGTGGTTGGAAGTCTATACAGCAACTACGAACGCTGCTGCCATACTCAATGCCACCATTACCTACACGAACTCTTCTGGGGTCGGCGGGCGCGTAGGTACGCTCAGCACGATTCCGGCAAACGCTCTTGCGGGCACAATGGCCGATGCTTCTACAAGCAGGTGACAAAGGTGTCCAGAAAGTCGATGGCATCACACTTGGCACCAGCTTGGTTACTGGCGCGGTCGGTGTGGTGTTGTTGCGGCGACTTGCTATGTTTCCTGCTCCTATCGCAAACACTGGATATTCGTTCGGATGGGAGCAGATCGCTACGAAGCTGCAACCCGACTCGGCTCTGAGTCTGATGTTTGTCAACACAAATACAAATCTTCCTTGGGTTTGGTTCAACCCCATTTTTGTAGAGGGTTGATGTGCTGTTTCATTATGCAGGGAACCCACCTTTTCTCTTCGTAGCTCCTTTCGCTGCGCGGGAACTCCTTGCTTATAGATACCTCGATTACGAAGCTGCTGTTGCAGCTACACGTAAGTCGATGCTTAGCGCAGCACAGAGCAACGTCTTCTCCCTAGCTCTTCCAGCTATACCGCCAGACACCCCTTCTGGACTCAAGGCGTTTCTGGGGCACATGCAAGAGTTGCTTGAACTACGCAACGCGCAGCGTGGTAGTCCGCTTGACTCGAATCCTACTTTCCGTGATCTGATCGACGCCGGGCTGGTGAAGGTTCGCCCGGATGTGACGCTAACAGCTGCAGGGCGCAACTTTACGCTCGATACGAAGACGTGGCTCACCGGAGCCATACCGGACTTCTTCAGCGACAATACAGCGCCGCCGACGCCTACAGGGCTGGTCGTCACCACAAGCGGGTCGAACACCGTTCTCTATTGGGACGACATCTCGTCGGACGACTCGTATTCGAAGACGCTTGTCTATCGGGCCGAACACAACAACCTGTCGCTGGCGGTACAGATCGGCGATTCTGCCGGTGGGACGTTCCTAGATCGGCTGGCTCCGGCAGGCGTGGTGTATTACTACTGGATTCGCCACCTGTCGAAAGCAGGGCTGTACAGCGCGTTCAACGACGTGAATGGCGCGTCGTCTGTTGATACACCAGACACAACTACGCTTTCGTACGACTTCGTTGGGCAAGACGTTGTTCTTTCGTGGCCGACACCTACTTCCAATTTGACGATTCAATACTACGTGGTTGTTCATGGCGCGTCGTTTGAATCAGGTACGTTGGTTGGTATTTCCAACACGAACACGATGCGCCTGCATGTCGACTATCTGACACGTCAGTATTGGGTAGCGGCAGTCGATGTGGCGGGCACGTTCGGAACAGCAGGCACCGTGACGGTCGTTGTTGCTCCTCCGGCTGCGCCCAGCATCACCTACAGCATCAACGGCTCCGACGTGGAGGTGGATTGGTCAGACTCGACGCCGGGTAGCCTTCCGATCACTGGGTACGAACTGCGCCACGGTAGTACGTGGGCCGGCGCTACGTTCGATGCCCAGATGTCCACGACGGTGTGGAAGTCCAACGTCTCTTGGACCGGCAACAGGACGTTCTTGGTTGCCGCTATTGATACCGCTGGCAACTACGGGTCTCCCGCTTCTGTCACCGTAGAGGTTACGCCGCCCAGCGCAACAACACTTACCTACGAAGTAATTGATAACAACGTCCTACTTTACTGGACAGACAGCAAACAGACGTTGCCCATCGCTGGGTACGAGCTGCGTCGCGGCGTAGATGTGATCGGCACACTCAACGGCCTCTTCACAGTCGTATTCGAAACGACTTCTGGTTCATATACATATTGGGTAAGCGCACTTGACACAGCAGGAAACGCCGGTACGCCGGTCTCTGTGACTGTTCAGGTTTCGCAGCCGCCCGATTACGTATTGCTGAACAACTACGTGTCGCCACTCATGGGGGACAACGTCACTACAATCAATTTGTTTCGCGACGATCTCGTTGGATTGATCGGACCCGTTGATATCAACGAGTCCTACTCCACGCACTTCACTACGACTGGATACAGCCGTCCTTGGACTACGTGGGCGGACGCCAATGCTGGTGTCAGCGGAGATGACCTGTACGTCTTCCCGACACCGACAACTGCGTACTACGAAGAGGACATCTACTACGGCGCAGCAGACATCTCGTCGATGATCACGCTGGACATCGACTGCACGATACTAGCGGGTGTTCCGACGCTAACGCCGACGATTTCCATTTCAACCAACGGCACTGTATGGACGGCCTATACCGCTGGACTTACACAAATCTATAGCTCAGCGTTCAAGTATGTGCGCGTTCGTCTGGATATTGCATCCAGCGGAGGAGACGACCTGCTTCGGATAAACGGAATACAGGTGCGTCTCGACAAGAAGATGAAGACGCTTTCCGGCAGCGTGTCGTGCAACGACACCGACACCGGCGGAACAGTGGTCTATGTCACCGACGACGGCACATCAGGCGGCAACCCGTTCTTCATCGACGTTACGTCGATTACCTTGACGCCGAAGATCATCGGCGGGCAGACGGCACTTACGGCAATTTACGACTTCACGGACACGCAGTATCCAACCAGCTTCAAGGCGCTCATTTACAATGCGGCTGGAACTCGGATGGATGGCGAATGCAGTTGGGTAGTTAGGGGGTTCTGACATGGCTGGCGATTTCAACAAACCTGTAGTAACGGACAACTATACCAACGTCCTTGCCTACATCCGCGATCTGTTTGCCGACGTTGCCAAAGGGCTGGACGCCACTGGCTCGACCAACGTACCGACGAACGCGATCCGTTGGAATTCCACCAACAAGTTCTGGGAGAAGTACAACGGTTCGTGGGCGGCGCTTGAAACGAAGTACATGATCAACGTCGACACACTGGATGGATACCATGCCAACGCGACCGCTACGGCCGGGCAGATTCCGGTACGCGACGGCTCTGGCAAGGTCGACAACGTCAACTTCACCGGGGTGTCCGGTACGTTGGGTGCGACCAACGGCGGCACCGGCATCAACAGCTTCACCCTTGGCGATCTGATCTACAGCTCGGCGTCCAACACGCTGACCAAGCTGGCCGGCAACACGACCACCGCCAAGCAGTACCTCACCCAGACGGGCACCGGCACCGTCTCTGCCGCGCCGCAGTGGAGCGCGCTGGCGGATGCGGACGTTCCCAGCACCCTCACCAACAAGACGTTCAGCACCGGCTGCAGCTGGTCTGGTAACGCCATTGCTGTGGGGCAGGGTGGAACCGGCATTACGTCCTACACGGCAGGCGACCTGATATACGCTTCCGGCGCGGCTGCGTTGGCAAAGCTGACCGCTGTTGCTGCCGGTTCCATTCTTGCGTCGAACGGTGCGGGCGCTGCGCCGGTATGGACGAACACTCCGAACATTACTGGTATTACTACGTTCTCTGCCGCAAACGCTAACGGCAAGTACGCGGTGCATATAAGCAACGCCAGCCCTTACGTCTCGTTGTGGGATACGAGTGCTTCTCGCAAGTGGCTGATGGGGGCCGACGAAGATCAGTGGTGGGTGTATCGCGCTGCTACGCAATCCGAGACCGCTACGGATTGGGCACCGAAATTTAGGATTGACGCCAGCGGAAATATTTACGTAGGAAATAGCGTCGGCGCTGTTACTTGCGGCCATCTGACTTGCTACTCGATCAACACGCAAGGCAACCACATAACAGCGAACAACATCACTGCCACTGGCAACCTCATTGTTTCAAATACGGCAAACTATGTTCAGTTCACAGACACGAACTGGGGAACACGCTACATCCACCACAACGACGGAAACCTTGGTTTTCTGAATTCTGGCGGCGGGTGGGCGGCATACACCGACAACTCCGGCAACTTCACTGCTGCTGGAAACATAACGGCATACTCCGACCGCAGGCTGAAAACCGATTTGCAGCGCATCGAAAATGCACTGGACAAGATCGACTCCCTGACCGGATACACGT